GAAAACCACCATTGTCACGGTGGCGCAAACCGCCGCCAACAAGACCATCAACCAAAGACTCATTAGATGTGCCTCCATGTTTTTTTTAAACAAATCAAACTTATATGACCGGAGCTTACATTGTATTTTTGGGATAGTGATGAAAGTGAGGCACCTAACTTACGTTGCTTTCTGATGGACAGAACGTCTCGATTGGTTAGTTTTGCTTTATAGTGCTGTTCTCCAACTGGCGCATTTCGCCTGTTCTTGCGATCCATGTCTCTTACGTTGTCTTTTTGTGTTCCAAGAAAAAGATGTGCTGGATTGAAGCAAGATTTTACGTCGCACTTATGTAGAACTTTTGTGTTGACAGGTATCGGCCCAACGAAGGCCTCATAGCTTATCCTGTGTACGAGTGAAATTTTTTTTAACCGACTAATACTCCCATACCCACTACTAGAGGTCGCGCCACACCAAAGCCAACACCCATTATTACTGAGCTTACGTTTCCGTAACAGGTGTGCTTTGATGTCTTGAATTGGTGGACCCATTTTTATATAACCGTACTCAGTTCAAGTTTGGTGGGCAATATGAAAAAATACTGTTGTGTTGTTTTTTTTCTTTTCCTGTTTCTGTTGTCATTTTTTAGAGACATTATAAGCGGCGAATATTTCTTCTCGCACCCAGATTTTTCTGGGCTCTATTACCCTTTCAGAACTTGGTTCCATCAATGGCTATCTAAGGGTGTGTTTCCGTTTTGGAATCCCCTTTTTGGTAGTGGAACAACTGCAACTATCTGGACGACAATCCCGGTGGACTTGCTTACGCCGATTCAACTTCTTGGGTTCAACGATTACAACTGGTTACTCGTCTTTAACTCTTTCGGGCTTATTATCGCGTCATTCTTCCTAATGCTTCATATTACAAAAAATCACGCTTTGTCAGCTTTACTTGCCATACTATTTTTTACCTCTCCTTGGACTGGATATTTTTTGCCTTACTACATCCACACAGGATCGTTCACGTCGGCTGTTCTTTGTTTATTGGCGCTTCTAAAATTTAAAAAGACTGGACGCGGTATATTATGGATCTCGCTCGCGTCCCTTTTGGGAACACTTGGAACAAAATTGGAACTGAGTGTTTACAACGGGATATTTTTTTTCGTATCTGTTTTGTTTTTATGTGGGAGAAAGTCGCTTAAGCCCCTATTGGCTTACGGCCTTGGAATCGCGCTAAATGCTGGAACTATCTCCCTTGTTTTGAACGCCTACTTACAGAGCTACCGGGCTGGCACGTTTGGATCTGGATTCCATCACCTGTTGAATCCCGTGATGTGGGGGAAGTTCTGGTATCACTTGAATCCACTTCACTGGACTTCTGAGACGGAGGATCTTTCAACCTATTGGCAGCACAAAGTCTGGCTCGGTGTGATTGCAGTCCTTCTTGTTGTCGGGTGGGCGTTCAGAAATCGAGTGTACCGGCTTGGATTGATCTGGGTGCTGGTGTTTCTGTTCTTCCGGTATCCGGGCAACGTACTCACGACGCACCTATTTGGAGCATGGTGGATGCCGAACCGTGGAAACTACCTGCTTGAGCTTGGCTTGGTTTTGATGGCTGGAGCTGGGTTGGCACGGGTGAGGCGCTGGGTTGCGTGGACGTGCCTGCTTCTCACGCTGTTCTCGGCCAAGGATGGGATCACGGGGTTTCATCAATGGTTCTCTCCGTCGCCCGGGTATCCTGCTGCTCATGGAATTCCCAAGCTCATGGATGTTCTGGGTAAGCTCAAGGTTGGATCTGGTGAGCGGGTCCAGTACACGACTCCCACGAACTTCTCTACGCCTACGCTATACGGGTCGAACCTACTCATGGGTGTTGGTCAGGGTGGGATCTATGAGTCACTGGCACACAGGAGTTATCTGGAGTTTGTGAACTTCTACCGGCATGGGTGGAACCCTGAGGAGCGGTGCTTTTTCAGCCCGTACACGAAGGCGGAGGAGTCCAAGCTTCCAGATTTCAAGCGGTGCGAGTTCCCGGGTGGTGTGAGCGGGTATGATTCGCTTCTTCACTACAGGCCATCCAGCAATGATCTGATGTGGCTTGCATCGGTTCGGTACTGGATCAGGGATGACTTCGCGGTGCATGATTTCGGGAGTTTTCTGCCGGTGTTTTCAACCACTGGATATGACATAAGTCATGTATTGCCGAGCATCGCCGAGCTTAAATCAAATTACTTTACTCCGGCCCACGCTGAATGGGTCAACCCAAACTTTGTTAGGATCTTAACATTTGGATCTAAAGGCGATTATCTCCTCGCCATGGTGTCGTCTGATCCCGGGTGGTCCGTCTATCATAACGGCTCATCAACGAAGCCAATCAAGGCACTGGGTTCGTTTGTTGGGGTACGGCTTGGTGATGGATCAAACAGGATCGAGATGCGGTACTTCCCGGCAGCAATCATCCCGGGAATTCTGGTGAGTTTGCTTGCGGCACTCATCTATTTTAGTTTAGTTCTCAAGGATCAGGTTCGGATCGAAGTCCTGAAGTTCCCCGAGTAGGACTCCAACCGAGTAATCGAGTGATCCCTTGGTGTTTGCGTAGCCAGCCAAGGTTGTTGACCTAAAGAATACGACTTTGTTTATCTTCCGCAGGTTCACCACATAGCCCGAAGCCGGGTGCTTCAGCAGTTCATAAAGCTGGTTGGTATTGATCTTACTTGCTGGGAATGTTGCTGAATCCACGGACTTGGTATCAATCAAGGCTGTTCGGAATGAGTTGCTGACCACAAAATCAAAGGGGCTCTTGACCTGCACGAACAGGGTGCCGCTCAGTCTCCGACCTGAGTCTGGGATTCTGGTGCATCGAACACGCTTGGCACCACACATGAAAGCGAAGGCCACTTCAAACTGTGCGCCCGACTTCTTTGCTTTGTGCCCTCTAGCTTGGTTGCTCAATCAACATATCCTACGCTATGTTTTATCCCACTCGTCTCTAATCCAACCGTGTCTGGTTGAATACCAGTGCTTCAAACAACACCAAGCGCATCGTCTCTCTTCTTCAGAATAATATTGCCACCCATGAAAACCAAACCAACAAAATATGCGTTTCCTCACGGTTTGTTCTCTAGCTTCTCAATCGCATTGTGAGCGGCTTTGGCCTTCTCAAAGACGTAGTATGCCCAGTTATGGTCGTGCATCGGATGGTTGTAGTGAATGGCGACAAAATCCATGAAGCCTCTCGCTATTTCAAGTTGATTTTCAAGATGAGTGATTTTCGTTTTGAAGTCTTCTCCTCCACAAAGAATCGTTTTACAGTGACGGCATTTCTGCGTTTCAAGCCAATCCGATTTCATTAAACCACTCCAATCTTTCGTGAGCGGCCCATTGCAGACTTGCGTGGCAGTTTGAGATTCTCAACACACTCGGAAAACCCCAGCAATAACCAACCGCTCATGAAACTTTTCCAATCTTTCGTTCTACGTTAGGTTTCCAAGACTCTTTAGGATGGCGTCGGCAAGTTCGACGGCCTCATCTGCAATCGGCTGAATCAGCGACTCTGCCGCGTTGTGTTTCTTGTCCATGTTTTTTAAAAATAGTTCGTTTGAAACCATGGCTTGCGCCATCAACACTGCAATGTGTTCGCGTTTTGTCAGACCGCCGTAAACTCGGACATGATCTGAATATGGGGTGACTGGTGAAGCTGGCTGATCTGCGTTCTTCATCGTTTCCTCACGTTTGGTTAAACTTCTTCTCAATCTCATCAGCGATGACATAGCCGTTAGCGCGTAGGTCGGAAACGATTTCCTTTGCCATCCACTCGGCACCTTCAATGAACCCTTCTGCGACCGGGTCCATCGGACCATATTGGGTCAACCCTTCGACGTATGCCTTTGCCGCTGCCATTGTTTTATTCTTCATCGTTTCCTCACGTTTCGTCTTTAATCCAACCGTGCCGAGTTGAGTGCCAGTGTTTCAAACAACACCAAACGCAGCGCCTCTCCTCCTCGGAGTAATACTGCCACCCATGAAATCCTAGCCAACACAGTAAACGTTTCATTACGTTAAGTTACTTTCTTGCCCAACTTAAAAGCCACATAAAAAACAGACAGAGACCCATGCCCCAGAGAAGTAACTCCCCTTGATGGTTGCAGATTGCTGTCGCAATAACTTCGGCTGTTTTCGGGTCAAACATCTACACGTTCCATTACGTTATGTAACCTCTCTGAGAAGTCTTGCCACGTTTGTCCTATACTCCCGAAACGCCGAATCGGTATCATTGAGTTTTGACTGCAACGACTCGATTGTTTTCCTCATGGTTTCGGTCTCGCCAAGAGCAGCTACCCGCATGATGCCATCCATGATTTTTAAATAACATCCATCGCAAAAATGAGCCTTAACACGAGGACATTGCATTTTAAATCCACTGGTAAAAAGCATGTAGTTGGTCAAATCGACTTCGATCACGTTGAGCTGTCGTTCGCTCTTTCCTGCGTAGCTTGTGTAAAGTCCACAACCATTGCAGACGTATTGAACATTTATCACTCAACAACTCCCATCTTTCGTTCAACTGGTCCTATATTATATAGCTTTATATACGCCCGGTTTTTTTCTCTCAACCAGCTTTAATTTCACAAGCGCCTTAAGTACACGACTAGCCCACGATGAGGCTTGTGCGTAGGTTTTACCCATCGCCATACCAACAGTTGTTGGGTTGACCCATCTATTCGGTTCCCGCTTCAAAAAATTCAAAACCCTATGTTGGTTATCGGTCATCGCTTCCTCACGGTTTGTTTACGGCTTCTAGTATTTCTTCAATCCAAAGAAATCCGTCTAAATTTCTCATTTCTGCAATTTCTAAAACAGTTATTAGAGCTTCTTTAAGTCTTTGTATTCTCTCTTTATCTGTCATTTCACGCATCCCATCTTTCGTTCAACTGATCCTACGGTTTGTTTAAACCATTAACCGGTTGCTTAGTTAGCCCGTTATCACGAAGCATTCTCCACAGCGTGAGTCCTTCGCGGGTATGAACAGCACAATACTGTTGACCCAACTTTCCTTGAACAAGCCCTTTTTTTTCTAGCTGTTTTACAGTTCTAAACTCCGCACCAGCGGGGAAGATCCCACCGCCGTTGGTTTTACAAATCGCATCAAGCATCTTCTTTTGGGTGGGTGTCAGGACTGGCTTATATTCAAATTTTTCCATTCCACGTCTCCGATCTTTCGTTCAACTGACCCTACGTTCTGTTTTACTTGTATTGATCCAAAATAAGTTGGATCGTTTCAGAGTAGTGTTGAACAAGGTTGTACACACATTCCTGTCTGGCATTAAAAACCATGCTGCTCGACTCCACCCTGTCGTCTGCGCCTACAAAATGAACGACGACCTTCCACCGCCATCCATTGCCTTCAGCCAAAACACGCGCCGATGAGTCGATTCCTATTTCTGGATAATTTTCTTCCATCTCGCTAATCCAATCTTTCCTTCCCCAATACCAACCAAGTTGTTCAGCGGTGAGGTCGGAGTGGTCTCCAAACCAACCCCACCGCCAAACCCCCATGTCAACCCCCAAGGGGTACAGACAATTCGTGGGCTGACAAACTTATGCCGGAGACTGCTGGATGGTCGTCTCCTGATTCTCTGAAAACTCACCTGATTCTTCCGCGGCGGGCTCGGCTGGCTTCTCCGTACCGTTCACGGCTTGAACAAGCTTTGCCACCTTGGTCTGCTGATTCGGAAGTTCATACAGGTCGTCATCACGGGTGACCACTTCGGACAGATCCGTAGACATTGGTACACGTTTCGACAGGCGACGGAATACGGTTTTCCGCCACATCTCGTCGGCAAATGGGCCGTTCCAAGGTCCGTTTCTGGCCTTGCTCATCTGACGAACCGCCATGATCTGATCCGCGCTCATCACTTCGATGTATACGGAGCCGTCCTTTGTTTTCACCATGGCGTAGGCACCGACCGCTTTGCCACGATTCCCAAAATGGTTTGGCCGATGAGTCAGATGCTCGCCCGAGTCATCAACAAAGCTCTCGAAAACATCGTTCTCGTAAACGACCTGAGTCGTGAGAGACGCAAGCTCGCCCGAATTCCTGACCTTCTTCATGATCCCGGCGATCATTGGAATGTAGGTAGCCACAACCCCGTCATCGCGCGTGTTGTAGGTGGTGAGCGCCGCTTCCCTGCCATCCGGCAAAAGCCCGTCCTGTGCGGCTTTCATACAGGAGGAGAACAGGGATTTTTTCGTGGCCTTCATCAACTCCGGGTTGGTCTGAACAGCGGTGAGTACCACGCGCATGAACTTCTCCGGGCTGATATGCTCCGGCAGAACCATCTTGAACTGTGGCTCAAGCCGTTGAAGCTCGGACCTGAGAGAATCTGCTACGGTCACCTTGGTTTCTTCAGTCATTCTTCCACCTCGCTCCATGCATATGTCGGCAACTCAATCTGGCTTACACCATCCGGGTACCCGGGCCAAGTGTTTTCTTTCAGACAAGCCGCATACGTTTTGATCAGCGGTTCAATCTGAGACTCAGCCTTGTCAAGTGATGCATCTCCAAGCACCACAGTACGGCAAGTGAATGCCTCAGTGTCGATGAACACATGAACGAACATGGTTGAGTTCAGACCGAGAAGCTTGTTCACACCGTTCAGGTAGTGCCTCGATTGCCAGTGATACTTCTGAGTGTAGACCTGTCGCTCAAGCTCCTTGATTCCAAGATTGGTGTAGGTCTTCCAGTCAAGAACCACCCCGTCTGCTCGGTAAGCATCTGGCCTGCATTTCAACAGAACACCAGTCTCTTCATGCCGCCAATAGATTGACTTCTCCACCCGGGAGGTGGACAGGATCTTGGCGATGAAGTCGTTTTTCAGCACCGCATCGGCCATCCTCATGGCGTCATCCTTCTCATCTTGCTTGCAGGAAATAAAGCCCTCCGACTCGGCCGCAGCTATGGCAGCCTTCACAGAGTTTGCATTCCTATTACCCTCAACCACAAAGACCTTCTTTTCAAACCCAGCGCGATCCTCAAGCGCCAGATGAGTCAGAGATCCAAGCTTCTGCGATGCGGTCTGCTTCTTTGGACGGAGCTTCGACCAGTAGAAGTGGGCCGGAGTCTTTGCCAAGTGCTTCAGCCCGGTATTCGATAAGCCCGGATTCCCGTGATAGGTCTCGTTTGACTCAGTAACCTCTCCAGTGGTTTTGAATTCAGCGTCAAGCTTTTGAAAGTCCATGGTCAATGCCTCTTTCTTTTTCACGAATCATGTACTCAAGAATTTCTCTTGCTTCCAGAGCCCTGATGAATGTTTTGATATCCATGTTGAGCAGGTAGGCCAGAGCCTTCAACTCATCGGCATCTGGCTGAGAAGGCACCCATACGTTGATAAGCCATGAGTATGTTTTCTCAGGCGTTCCCAGCCGCTTGATCTTCAAAGCTCTGGACCTCATCGGGCGTAGATTCGTGATCAGTGACCAAACCTCTGCTCTGCGTTGAAAGAACTCTAGCTGTGCTTCTGTGACTGGCATTTATTCGTTTCCTTCGTAAACTTGTTTCTTTGTGGATCTTCCACGATACGGAGAAGCCCATTCTTTTACCCAGTGTGAAAAGAAATTACCCGGTGGTTGATCAGCCTTGAGGCTTGGATTCTGCTTCAGGAACTCAATCCCTTTCCTGATTCCAAAGACCGAGCTTTCTTTTCCGTATCTCTTGATCCATCTCAGTTGAGCGAAGTGAGACACATCTTTCAGGACTCTTTCAATCTCAGGATCTCCTGATAGTTCTGGAACTGGACCTCTTCTGTTCTTCAGTTGTTCATCTGTGAGTGTTTTTGTCTTGCTCATACCTATGGTTTACAACTTGTGTTTTTGTAAGGCAAGTTATTTAGGACACACGAATGGCAAATCTTAATATCGAACGTTTGTGCTTGAGATGTTTGTTCTTGTGGAAGCGGCTGGGACTCCCAAGATCACCCTGAACACAAAGCCGTTCCAACGGTGCGACCCGCAAGAACGGCTTTAGTGTATGACTTGGCGCTCCCTGAGTCGACCCGTCACACAATCTGGAGCCTATGATTAGCAGCTCCAGAGAGGATTTCATTTCCGGGGCCTAAACGCCCCAGCGGTTACAGCGCAGTTTTCCTCTACATGGACCAATCCATGCAGCACTTCCCTGCTCTTTGCCCGAGAACTCACCAGATTGGGCATTACGCTTGGGTACTGTCGTCTTGAATCACCGCACCCCAAGTATCACGCAAGGACTCTTGACTGGGCCGCCGAAGTTGCGGTAGTCGGTAAGAGTCCCAAGCGTTGTTTGAACTTGTGCCCCGGTTGCCGCATTATTGTCAAGAGCAATCCACCTGTGGTGACCGGGGTTCAGGTTAATCAAACTTTCCTCTTCCAGTCCGACTCAATCAGGTGTAAGGCTGGTGTATGAACACTAAAAAGACAAAACGCGGATATGCTTTTGGCGAACGCCAAGGCTCCGCAAAGCTCACAAACAAGAAGGTTTTGACGATTCGGAAGCTCTACGAATCCGGTCGTTATTCAATGCGCAAGCTTGCCAAGCGGTATAACGTAAGCGCCATGACAATCCATGCCGTGATCTCACGCGAGAACTGGAGCCACCTATGACACAATTTCCTAAGGGCGTTCAAAACTTAACTGAAATGCTTGATGCTGGATTGCGTCCAACCGTTGTGGAAGCTGGTGGTGAGTTCGCCGCCATGATGCCGGACGGCCGATGCTTGGATTTAGCCCATTCAGGATACGTCTGGTCGCCCGAGGACAAGTTTTTTGGTGACTGTTGGACCAACAACCAAGCTAAGGTGACTTCGTTCGTCCAAGACCTTTTAAACGTCGTTACAGCCAATCAGGCTAAAAAGGCAGTACGCAAGGCTGCCATTGATGCCAAACTTGCAAAGCCGAAGCCGTAGTAAATGAAACCGGTTGATATCAAGTTTGAGCATTGGATTCCCAAGACCTTCAAAATGGGGGCCACCACGATTGGTCACACCATTTATGTCGCCTATTCAAAGCAAACCATGAATCAACCGGCCGGGCGGCTCCTGTTCAAACATGAGTGCATCCATGTCCAGCAGGTCGAGAACTTGGGCGGCACAATCCCGTTCTTGTTTGTGTACTTCTTTGAGTGGATCAGGGCCGGTTTCTCCTATCGGAACAACTCCATGGAGCAATCCGCCTACCGAAACGAAACCCTGCCATTTACGGCAGACGAAGAAAGAGAGTGGTCCAGATGGTTCTCCTGAACAGATACCGCCAAGCTATTTTGATCGCCTTCACAGGTCTCTTGTTCGCTTGGGTTGGATCGGGTTGCGCCGATGACCCAACAACCCCACAGACGCCCACAAACCCAGTATCCTGCGGCCAGTGGACTGAAGTGGAAAAGACTTGGTGCGGAAGTTTGTGGATCCGACAATGCAACCTTGACGGAGTGAAATGCGTCCAGTTTTTTCGATGCAACTCGGAATGGTTTTCGTGCATTTAATGGAAAGATCAATAATTCGGTTTTTGGCCTTTGTAAAACCAGCAAACGGGTGTTTGGAGTGGACTGGGTCTAGGGTTAAAACTGGATACGGAACATTTAGTAATAATGGGACTATCCGCGCGCACAGGTTTATTTACGAATTCTTGAACGGTAAACAACCACCCGGAATCTGTATTTGCCATAAATGCGACAACCCACCATGTGTTAATCCTGATCATTTGTTTTTGGCAACCCAACTTGAAAACATAAAAGATCGTGTAAATAAGGGCCGCAGTTCTCGCGGAGAAACACACCCGCACTCAAAACTAACGCCCAACGATGTTTTAGAAATCAGGTCCAATTACATCCCCAACGTAGTATCGATGCGAAAACTAGCAAAAAAATATGGTGTGACCTGCACAACAATTATGTGTGTTTTAAATCGAAAAACATGGAAATGACACGCTTGGCCTGTCCGTAGGATCTGTTGACCGGGGCAAACGAATGATGGAAAATGAGTAATGGGGATCACACAGCACGAGCGACCGAATAGAGGATTTACTGATGACTGGTGGACGCCATTAGAAGTTATCCATGCGCTCGGACGGTTTGACCTAGACCCATGCGGGAATAACAGGCATGAGACAGCGATGTTGATTTATGAGAACGAAGGACTTGAGCGTGAATGGTTCGGCAGGGTATGGCTTAATCCGCCTTATTCAGATGTCGGAAAATGGCTTGATAAGCTAGCTGTTCACGGTGAAGGAGTGGCTTTGGTTTTCGCTAGAACAGAGACTAAATGGGCGCAGAGACACCTTAAAATTGCATCACAGGTTTTCTTTCTGTCTGGGCGTTTGAAGTTTTTAAAATCAGGCGTGGACATGGGGTCAAACGCTGGCGCACCGAATATGTTTTTGAACTATGGGGTTAAGTCTGACTTCTCGAAACTCAAAGGCATCTTATGGAACAAACCGTAGGATGTGTTTGTTTAACAAAACTACGGAACCTGTAACTGATCCTCAGGCTTTCTCAATTCCGGGTGAGCCTTCAGGTACATAGCCAGTGTGGTCCTGTTTACCTTCAAGTAATACGCGGCCACAGACACGTTTCCACCGGACGCAGCCAAAGCAAGCCGAACCAAGTTGTTTCTATTGTCCCTGACATGCTCAGCAAGGCCACGGGAGTTCAGGGTTTTTTGCAGCTCTACCCAATGGGGGTTGTTTTCTTTCAGCGCCATTGGTGTAATTCTAGCCATAGAAAAAACAAAATGACAAAACCAAAAGCCCTTTGCCTGACAGTGAAACGTGGAACCGGCCTGACCCTTGAGTTCGAGGGCAAGCCCTTCGGCGCTGTGATGTTCCCCAAGGACGCCAAGAACACGCTCAACCAGATGCGCATAGTTGTTTTCGCGCCGGAGTATATCAGGATTCTACGCAAGGAAGCCGACGAAATAAAAAAAGACATGGGCCAAACTGAAACTATTGAAAAAACCCAGTAATCAATCACACTGGTTGTAGTGGCTCCATTTTTGATCGACCAGACGCATCAGATTGTTTCTGAACTGAAGCGCCTAGCCGGTGAGCTTGGCCGACCGCCACGCCGTGACGAGTTGAAAGATCTGAAGTGCGCCTTCTCCAAGCACTCCATCCTGTCAGTATTCGGCACCTACACCGAGGCACTGAAGGCCGCAGGGCTTGATAAGAAATCAGCCAAAGAACCAAAAAAGCCAGAAAAGATCAGATACAAGAAAACCCAAATAGACGGGATATTTATCCATGAGTTTGATCTGGATAAGTTGTTTGAACAGACCGGGAAGGATGTCATCACACTGGTTGCCCAGCCCGATACCCACATAAAACACAAAGACGACAAGGCCACATCTATTTACCTAGAGATTCTTCACGACATCCAGCCAGACATCGATCTGATTTTGGGTGACTTTTTGGATGCCGAGGGTGTTTCACACTGGCCACCCGACTCACTCGAAGAGAAGAGAATTGTGCCGGAGATCCTATCAGGCAGGGAGTTCTTGGGCCACAAGATCGCTGTCACACCCAACACCAAAGAGCGCATCTTTTTATGGGGAAACCATGAAGACTGGTTCAGGCAAGCTCTCCTGCAAATGCCAAACCTATTCCATGGGGTCTCTGAGATATGTCCCGAGTTCAATCTGGGATCAATGCTCGGGTTGGACAAGTACGGATACAGGGAGATCCCGCTCAACCACCTGCTCAAGATTGGCAAGGCCCACTTCACTCACGGGGTTTACACTGGCGACTCCCACGCCAAGGCCCACCTCTCCAAGTTCAAGGTCAACATTTTCTATGGGCATCTGCACGACACCCAGTCATATTGCGACACATCGGCAGCGGGGGCACTGGTAGCCCAATCACTCGGGTGCCTGTGTAAGTTGGACGCTCGGTTCCTTCGTGGGAAGATCAACAACTGGAAGCAGGCTTTTGGGGTGTTCTACTTCAGGCGGGACGGCTCGTTTACACACTATGTTGTTCCGATAGTCGATGGCGTGGCGGTTTTCAATGGGAAGACCTACAGGGGTTAGTTCCTATCCCAGCGTAATCATTCCGTAATAAAAAAACAAAATAGCTACTTGCCTTACAGTCTCATGTGATATACTTCCCTTACACATAGGGAGACAGACATATGAAAAACCAAGGACCAGAACTTACTTGGAACGTGATGGGGTATATGTTTGAGCTTTGGCCCCAACACAAGGGTTACTCAGCCGTGAAGGTGTTTCCACCAGACGGGGAGTCCTTCTGGATGGAAACCTGCGGCGGTGAGTTTGAAACCGAAAGCGGAGCGGCATACGCGATCCTTCGGTTTCTGGAAGATGAGGCGGTGGCGTCATGAGCAAAGTCCAAGAAACCGACGGAATCCTGTACCACTTACTCCACACACACGAGCGGGTGAGCGATTTCAGACACGAGCTTTATGTCGCAGTTCAGTGCCCAGAGCTTTACCACCCAGTTCTGGTAAGCATGGGTAAGCGTCTCCATGTTGAGCGTTTACCGCTGAGTGAAAAGCAGGTTAGATACGCAAGTGATCTAATCAACAAACGGAAAATCGGAGCGGCGTCATGACCAACAAGAAGCTAAACAAGGTGCGTCATGGATAAGTTCGCCAAAACAGGTGGAACCAAGACCAAATCCCTGTAAAACTGACACAGGGAGACCCACAAAATGCCAGTACATAAGACCAAGTCAGGCGCTTACAAATGGGGAAGCCACGGTAAAGCTTATTACGGGCCCAACGCCAAACAAAAGGCAGCAGCCCAAGGCCGAGCAGCCTACGCCGCAGGATACAAGGGCCACAGTCACGCCAAGGCGGTTAAAAAGGCCATCAAGGCCAAATGAACGGCTGGTTCATAGTCATCACCCTGCCAGATGGCACAGAATACGGATGTGTCCGCAGGAAAAAAGAATTCGGTATTGCCAAGTTCTCCCCCAGTGGCATCTTGAAGAACGGCCTGATATGGAAAACATACGAAGAGGCCGTGATCTCATCTCAACTTCTAGCCATGAATATTGAGAAGAAAAACCTGTTCGAGCAGTTTGAGATCACAATCGAAAAAACGAGCATGACGCAATGAGTGAGAGAAACCAAGAACTACGCGAATACATGAGGGAAATGTTCTGCCGGGAATATGTGTCATCAAACGGCCACGGAACAGAAAGCGCAATCAAAGCAGGGTATTCCGTAAGGTCAGCACACGTCCAAGCTAGTCGGTTGTTAAAGGACATTAAAATACAAGCCCGAATTAGACAACTAAGGCAAGAACGCATCAATGCCATGAAGTTTGACGCGGATGCCGTGCTGATCGAACTGGCAAGAATCGCAAAAGTAGACGTTGGGCAAGCGTTCAATCCAGACGGCACCCTGAAACCAATCCACGACATACCCGAAGATGTCCGCAGAGCTATGTCATCCGTGGAAATAGACGAAATCTATGAGGGTTTCGGTGTGGAGCGCAGGGCAGTAGGACAAACCAAGAAGGTGAAGTTCATCGACAAGAACCGGGCACTGGAGAACATCGGCAGAAACCTCAAGCTGTTCACAGACAAGGTAGAGCATTCAGTGGATGAGGATCTAGCCAACAGACTCAGCAGGGCCAGAAACAGGATCGGCAAGACATGAGAGGCGAGGCGTGGCTTTCAAAGCTAGGTAATAATTACATAGCCACATATCCAGACCCAGTCCCGTGCCCGGTATGCGGCAAACCAGCCCACTCCTCACGGGTCGAGAAGGACGGAGTGCATTGGCAGCACCGTATCAAGCGAGCCATGCCCGGAGACAAAGTCCGACCAACAGGCACCACAATCAAATACTGTATCCAAACCAAGTCCAAAACATAGGAGCAAGCCATGGATGAACAGAAGCCAGAAGTACCAGCGGTTGAGGAGCCAAAGCCCGTAGAGCAACCAGTCCAAGAGGCACCCAAGCCGGAGCCATCCACTCCCCCGGTGGAGGCGGTATCCAAGCGGTTCAAGTCACTCGCCGCGCTGGTGGCCGCTGCCGCTGCCATCCTTGGCGGCACCGCTGGGTATCAGTTCGGCCCACAGGTGAAGCAGGGAGACGTTCAGGTATCCCCTCAGCCCGTGGTGAACGAGACGGTTGTTGAGCCGGTCAAACTGGTATTCGACAAGCAAACCTCTTGCGACATCGCTTGCAAGAAGCTCCAGTACAAGGCTGGTGCGTGGCTGGTTGACTCCTGTCATTGTAAGTGAGATTAGAAAAACAAATGATAGGGAATGTGTGAAGTACATCAGAGGGACGGTGGCAACGCGAAAGACTAAATGCGGTGGAATTACTTCTCCGCTGAAAGTTTTGCGCGAATATCTGAAGTGGGCGGAAACTCCGACAACATGGGGCAACGCAAGGGCGTGTGAACTGGCCGTCGCTGCATCATGGGCACTAAGGAATATCCCATCGAAAAAGATACTTGAACAAGAACAAATAGAGCGGAAAGCCCTGAGGAATAGATGAAATTAACAAACAGAGAGCAAGACGAAGACATTCTTTTTCTCGACACCGCCCAGCAGTACGAGGGCAGTAACGATGCAATGATTGTGATCCAAATGGTGATGAATCATTTTAAGTTCGGATACGCTGGGTACAACGGATATTTCAAAGACAGGCAAGAATTGTTCAATAGCTTAGAGCGTTTCTTGAAAACGCCAAGACTTTAACCAAACGTAGGATCTGCTGATTGACCAACCAAGTAGAGCAAGCCCTGATTGAAGATGTCGCTCAGTACGCAGATGACCCGGTAGGATTCGCTCAATACGCATACGACTGGGGACAGGGAGAACTCGCAGGATCTACAGGCCAACGCACATGGCAGAAAGAGATCGGCGAGATCATCAGGGACCACCTGAGAAACCCAGAAACCAGATTCAAACCACTGAAGATCCGCGTAGCCTCAGGCCATGGTATCGGTAAGTCCGCAGGTATCGGACAGATCATCCACTGGGGCATGAGTACCTGCCCAAACACCAAAGTAGTTGTAACGGCCAACACAGCAACGCAGATCAGCACAAAGACATGGCCGGAAGTCAGTAAATGGTTCAGGCTTGCGGTAAACAAGCACTGGTTTCAGGTCAACGCCACCAGTATCCACATCAAGAACGGTGACCCAAAGGCTTGGCGAGCAGACGCGATCCCATGGAGCGAGAACAATACCGAAGCATTCGCCGGTCTCCACAACCAAGGCAAGCGCATCATCATTGTGTATGACGAAAGCTCCGCCATATCTGACAAGGTCTGGGAAGTCACAGAAGGCGCACTGACAGACGAAAACACAGAGATCATCTGGATCGCATACGGAAACCCGACCAGAAACAACGGGCGATTCTTCCAAGAGACCTTCGGAGCCATGAAGCACAGGTGCGTATCCAGAAGCATCGACTCTAGGCTGGTAGAGGGCACCAACAAAGAACAGATCAAGCAATGGGAACAGGACTACGGCGAAGATTCAGACTTCTTCCGTGTCCGATGCCGTGGCATTCCACCAAGAGCTTCATCACTTCAGTTCATCGGAAGCGATCTAGTGGCAGAAGCTAGGAAGCGTGACGCCCGCTGCAACATCACAGACCCGCTGATCATGGCGCTGGACATAGCCCGTGGTGGGGATGACTCCTGTGTATTCGCCTTCAGGCGTGGGCTGGATGCACAGACGTTCAAGTCCATCGTGATCCCGGGAGCCTTGGCAAAGGACTCCATGGCCCTAGTAGCCAAAGCCGTTGATTTGCTTGATCAACACAAGCCAGACGCATTCTTCTTCGATGGTACAGGTGTCGGTGGTCCGGTTGGAGATCGCATCAGGCAGCTTGGGTATCAGGTCCATGAGGTGCAGTTCGGATCGGAGTCACCAGACCCGAAGCAAGCAAACCTCAGAGCCTATATGTACCAGAAGCTCAAAGACTGGCTGAGATCAGGCGGAGCCATTGAAGATAACAACGACCTAGAGATCGAACTCACCAACATCGAATTCGGCCACAACAAACGAGATCAACTATTGCTTGAGTCCAAGGAGAAGATGAAAGAGCGTGGCCTCGCATCGCCGGACAGGGCCGACGCACTGGCTATGACGTTCGCGTTCCCAGTCTCACAGAAAGCGCATCCAACAGATCCCCGTGGAAACGGTCCAACCAAAAAAGAGTGGGACCCGTATTCCGCTTGATAAAAATGACCATCAGCGTAAACTAGATGGTATTCTGAATAAGGTTGAGAATTCTTAAAAGTGTGTCTTAATTGGGGATAATGACACCGACTCAGTCCTATGCGCTTGAGCCTCTAACCGCTGAGTTGTTCGCCGAGCTTTGCCCACTCTTTGAAAAACATCACGAAGAATTAAAGCATTTCAAAGACATACCACTTGAGCCGGATCTCTCGTTCTACGAAATGGCTCAAGCCGCAGGGCTTTTGAAGGTCTTTACGAATCGAATTGATGGGAAGTTGATCGGATATGCTGTGTTTTTTGTGAAGAAACATCCGCACTCCGCGAACTCTCTACAGGCCAGCGGTGATATTATTTTCATAGATCCAGAACATCGCGGGATGGGCAAGGTGTTCGTCGGCTGGTGTGATGAACAACTGAAAGCCATGGGTGTTCAGGTGGTTTACCAGCACGTCAAGCACTCCCACAATTGGGGAAAGTTGCTCGAAAGAATTGGGTATTCATTGGTGGACTTAACTTTTGCAAAGAGGTTGGCGTAATGGCTCAAGCATTGCCGCTCATTTTCTCAGGTCTCGGTGCCGCTGCTTCCACGGTTGGCACAATCGCAAGCATCGACTCGGCAAACAAATCACGGGATTTAGCCAAGGAACAGATGGC